CTGTGCATCCTGAACAACCTTGAAGACGTAACAACCTTTTAATGCATAGCAGTCATAACATACTGAGCCCTTCACAGCCTGAAGCTTGCCGCCTGTCTTGCATTCCTTGGCAGGTAAACCTATCGACCAGCCAGGCATCTTTGAAGGCTTGCTCAGGCTGCCTCCTATAATTTTTAATGCTTCATCTGTTTTCATATATCCTTTATAATCCTATAATCTTTATTTGTCAAGCTTGCCGCTTGGAGCTTGTGGCTTGAAGCTTGTGGCTTCAGGCTCTTAAAAAACTTCCTGCAGCTGCGCAGGTAGCTGGCTGGCAATGTGCCATGGTCCTGAGTGAACCATGGCAGCAAATCATTATGTTTAATTCTCTTCATTTAATTTCTTCATTCGCTCCTGATCTTCTTTTATCATCTTAATGATAGTATCCAGGGCGTCCGCTATTCTCTTCAGGTTATCATTTGCTATATACAAATGTCCGTTTACTTCTTTGTCCATAATTTATCCTTTCTAAATTCATCCTACAGTATCCCGGACCAATTGTCAAGCTTGAAGCTTGAAGCTTGAGGCTTGCGGCCCAGTGAGTTTAATAACTAGTATGTATTTCTCACTGGTCCTGACCAGCTGTCGCGCAACGTATCATTCTCAATTACAGCTTCAGCTTATTGATACGCCTGTAATCACAACTGATCGCAGGACACTAGATTGAGGCCGGCGTGCTTTATTTTAACAGCCCGGGCAACAGGCCTAACACTGTATCCAGTGCTAGTGTCCAGCGATCAGTGAGGCTGTCCGGAATTAGTACACCCTCTCACTGATCCCAGATCCATTGGGTAGGTCAGTGTGCTATAGCCTTTACCGTCATCAATGGATCAGGGATCAGTAGGTCTTCGGGAAGTAGTTTTTTTACCCCGTAGGGCTTCCAGCGACCTCACTACTGATCCCGGGCCCTACAGTTATTCGGCGACACACTAGTATTGAGCCGTCTCAGAATTCTGTGTCTCATCCCTATAGAGCCCGGGATCAGTTCTGGTTGGGTTGAAGCCTACAACCAGAAGTTGTCCCAGCTAATTAGAGAGTACTAGTATTTTGCATATAACGTTTTATATCTCTAATTAACTAATCCAATATAATACTTGACTATCCTATTGTCAAGTGATAAAAAACATTTATGCAAAAAATAAATACAGAAAGAGGTAGCATGACTAAAGAGAAAAAAATAACACTTAACGCAGATAAGCGAAAAGTGATTGCAAATCAATTTCAATCTTTTTATGAAGATAAAGTAAAAGACAAATTGATACAAGCAAAAGAACAATATGATCTTATGCGTGAAAAGGCAAAAGAGAAGATTGAACAAGTTGTAAGATATCATCAACCACAAGAGGACGTTGATACAATCAGATCAATGATTAAAAAATATAATCGTTCTGGTGGTGAATTGTATGAGGATAATTGTTTCTATGTTGAAAGACCAATTATGAAAGTTGATGATGAGGGTAGAGAGTATGAGGCAAAAGATGAAGTCCATGTAAAATTTGGTATGGGTAGAAGTTTTGCAAGAGCATACTATCGTGATGAGTTGAAAGCAAAAGGTCTTAACCCAGATTATCGTTTATCAATTCAAGATGATTACTCAAAAAGAAATCCAAAGTATTACAATGATGAGAGTGCAGTAAATACTTATTTGGGTTTTAGCAATTCATCTAACGAAGATCAATCAATACAAAAGCCATTTTTAAAGTGGGAAAATGATTTTAAACTTTGGACTATTGGTAGTTCTTATTGTCATTCAAGACAATTTAAAGTTGATGAAAACACTTTAAACTTTTTTAAGATGTATGTTGCTAGTGCTGACAATGTAATTAAAGAACATGAACAACTATATTCTTATGTTGAGGGCAAGATGAAAACTTTAAGATTAGGTTTAAAATCTTACAGATACTTTGACCAAGCAAAAGCACTTGCAGATAAAGTTGGAGTTGTTTTAAATGAAACAATGTTAAATGAAAGTTCTAGTTTAGCTTTATCAATTTATAGTCCAGATAACTTAGCAAGTTTATTGGAAGATAAAGAGGTCTTAACTAGAGATCAAAAGATCGCTATTGCAAGACAACAAATAGCACAACAAAGTGTAAATTAATGGTTGACAATTAAGGGACAATCCTATAGGGTTGTCCCTAGAAAGAGAGAAATAAACATGACTAAAACATTTTATATAACTTATTGGGCTAACAAGCACAAAAAACACATAACAAGACAGGGCAAACATGACGACAAGTCTAGATATGGAGTTGCCAAAAATGGTACTGCGTATTATGTCTATTATGACATGGACGCACATGGATATAGAACTGCAAGTGGCAGTTGGAAAGTGAGGCACTAATGACTAAAAAAGAAATAATAAAAGAGTTGAGAGAAATATTAAAAGTTTATCATTATAAAAGTGAGGAACAACATATTTCAAAAGATGTTGTGACAAGTTTGGAAAACTTGTTAGGGAGTTTATTAAAATGAAATTACTTTTATTATTATTAGGTGTAATCATGGCACAAGTAAGTCTGATTATTGCATTTCATACATCACATTTCATTGTATCAGTACTATTATTGTTTTTAAGTATAACAATGATATTTGGGGGGTTGCCAAATCATGAGTGATTATATTTGGTGTCATGGTCCGAGTTGCCATAAGTCACACACCCAAGATCGAATAAGAGGGGTTAAGGGTTCTAAGGTTTTGAGGACCAGAAAGATTGCAATAAATAAATGGAACGAGAATAATGTCTGGTCCCATTTTTGTAGTCAAGGTTGTTGGAATGATTTTATGCATAAACATTGGAACGAGTTCATTGGATTACACCCAAGAACCGAGGCTCTTGAAACACCGATTGAAGTTAATGTTGTGACTAGAACTCTCTGGAATGGTGAGGAATATAAAACAAAACAAATAAAAGAGGTTGACAATAATATCAATCCATGAGAATATAGGACATGACTAAGAAAGATAATAGAACAATAAAAACAACTAACCCTTATTCTGGTCAATCAACTATGTTGAATAAAGAAGAGTATGCTCTTTATCACATAATCAAAGGCGCAGAAATGGTGGGCAGATATGATGTGGTCCGAAAGGGTTTAGACAAATTTAGTAGAATGAATGCAGCAGCATATATGGTCTTACTAGATTAATACTCCTTACCCCTGGCGCTAACGCGCCAGGGGTCCCAGACCAAATCCAAAAATCCAAATAACCTTTGACCCTATCCCCCCTTTTTGCAAAAAGGGGTCCCACTACTCTAGGTTGTATAGCTTGATTTAGACAGTTATAGCTGGTAAAAACATATTTAACACTTTAAGGTGCAAAAAAAATTTTTTAAAAATTTTTATGGAATTAAATAATATAGATATAAGTAAACTACCTGCAGATGTCCGTAGAAAATTTAAACAGCTGCAAGTTATGCACGCTGAAAAAAAGATACAGAACAAAGCAAAAGAAGATTTTTTATCTTTTGTAAAATGCATGTGGCCAGATTTTATAGAGGGGTCCCACCACAGACACATTGCAGATAAATTTAATAAATTGGCTACAGGCGAGATAACTCGTTTGATAGTTAACATGCCGCCAAGACACACCAAGTCGGAGTTTGCCTCATTCTTACTTCCGGCCTGGATGGTGGGCCGTGATTCAAAGCTCAAGATCATACAGGCGACACACACGGGTGAGCTCGCGATAAGATTCGGACGTAAGGCCAAGAACCTTATCGATAGTGAGGATTACGGCAAGATTTTCAAGACAAGATTACAGGAGGATTCCAAAGCAGCAGGACGTTGGGAGACGGCACAGGGTGGTGAGTATTTTGCTGCCGGTGTCGGTGGAGCGATAACAGGTCGTGGTGCTGATCTATTAATCATCGACGATCCACATTCAGAGCAGGACGCACTATCACCCACGGCCCTCGAATCAGCATACGAGTGGTACACGTCAGGTCCACGTCAGCGTCTGCAGCCGGGTGGCAAGATCGTTCTCGTCATGACGAGATGGTCTAACAAGGATCTCACAGGTAAACTGATACAGAACCAGAAGGAACCAAAGGCCGATCAATGGCACGTGGTCGAATTTCCGGCGATCATGGACCAAGGATCAAAGGACGCTAAACCAGTCTGGCCCGAGTATTGGAAGATCGATGAGTTAGAGAAGGTGCAAGCAACACTGCCCACGGGTAAATGGAATGCGCAGTGGATGCAGAACCCGACAGCAGAGGAGGGTGCTATTCTAAAACGTGAGTGGTGGATGAAGTATACCGATGAGAATATTCCACAACTACAACACGTCATACAATCTTATGATACGGCATTTTTAAAAAAGGAGACAGCTGATTACAGTGCTATAACAACCTGGGGAATCTTTTATCCAAACGAGGATTCTCCAGCCAACCTGATATTATTAGATGCGGTCAAAGGCAGGTACGAGTTTCCTGAACTCAGACGTCTGGCCCTCGAACAATACGAGTATTGGCAACCAGAGTCTGTTATAGTTGAGGCGAAAGCATCGGGTCTGCCTCTCACATACGAGCTCAGACAGATGGATATACCGGTTGTGAATTTCACACCGTCAAAAGGTAACGATAAGCACGCACGTGTAAATGCTGTTGCACCTCTGTTTGAATCTGGTATGATATGGGCACCTGAGCAGAAATTTGCAGACGACGTCATCGAGGAGTGTGCTGCGTTTCCATACGGGGATCATGACGATCTGGTTGATTCGACGACACAGGCGATCATGCGATTCAGACAGGGCGGTCTGATCGGTCACCCTGAAGACTATATCGACGAGAAGGTCGAGCAACGTAAAAGGAATTATTATTAATGAAATCTATCATTAGAAATTTTATAGCTAAAATGGTAGCCGGTCGTTCTGACGATGGCATTATGATTACACTATCAGATCCTAGAAAAGTAGATTTTCAAGCAGCAATGATGGAAGACCTATTGATGCGTAATGGCATTGATCCAAGAGCTATTACTAATGAATCACAATTAAAAAATATTTTAAATCAAATTGAAGCTGTTAATAAACGAAATATATCAGGTCTTACATCTGATAAACCTTTACCATCAGGAATCAGAAACACGGAGTCGGGAAAAATATTTGACCTTAAAGGAAGAGAAATACCAAAAGGGTCACAGATCATGGGTGGTGAGGCTGTAGAGACAGAGGCAGAGATCGCTGCGAGAATGAAAGAGGAAAACAAAGAAGCTATTAAAAGATTTAAACAGAAAATGGATGAAGATCCTGAAAAAAAAGCAGATGGTGGTCGTATTGGTTTCTTTATGGGTAGTAAGTTTCCAAAAGGTCTTGCAACAATGAGAGAGATGTTAAAATTTTTTAGCAAGGATAATCGTCCAGGTTCAGAGATACTAAGATTAGTAAATCCAAAAAAATTTAATAAATTATTAGAAGATCCAAATATCTATAGAAAATTTGATGTTCAAAAAGGTATCGGCGCACCAGAGTTAATTAAAAACATGCAGGCTGACATGACCAAAAACAGAACCATGATGGTAGAGGAACTTCTGAGCGCTGCCAGAAATTTAAGAGAAGCAGATGTTGGCACGATGAAAAGAAAAAAAGAAATGATCGAATCGATGATCGCAAGAGGTATTGATAGGGAGACTGCAGAAGAGATGACCAACACTGTTGCCAGGTTAGCAGAAGATGCTGCTGGTAGATTTAAAGCTCCAAAACTTACAGATGAGGGTGTCATGGAGTTGGAAAATATTCTAAAAAATATGGAGACTGGAGGCAAGAAGGCTAGAGATCTAAACGCTGACGGTGGTCGTATAGGTTACAAAGATGGACCTGGCATGAGCAGAAGAACCTTCATGAAGATATTTACAGGTCTAGTATCCATACCCATCATAGGTAAGGTTTTCAAACCATTAAAGACTGTCAAAGGTGTCAAGAACGTTCCGGTCATCAAGACGGATAACGTTGCCGGTAAACCAGAATGGTTTGATACCCTGGTCAACAAGGTCATCATCGAGGGCGATGATGTTACTAAAAAATTCGCAACAGGTGAGAGACAGACCATTCACACCAAGACACTTGACGATGGCACGACGGTTAGGGTAACACAGGATACCGATGCGGGTGCTGTCAGAGTCGAGTATGAGAGTGATAAGAATGTATTCGGTGATCCGGTGCAGATGGAATATAAAAAACCATTGCCAGATGAGGGAGCACCAAGTCCCACGGCAGAATTTACCACAGCAGAATCAGGTCCGGTTGGTAGAAGATATGGACCAGATGATTACGAGATAGAGGTCGACGAGATCGGTGGTTCTAGTATCAGTGATCTTGATTCGGATGTATCAAAACTAAAAGAGTATGCGACAGGTAAAAAACCTACACTAAAAGAATTCGTAGAAAATAAAAAAAGAAAAGACAAAGCTAAAGCTATAACAGAAGATCCCGAGGCTCAATCAGATGCAGTTATTAGAAGACAGGGTGAGGCAGGTGATTATGATGACTATGCATCAGGCGGTATCGCTGGAATGTTAGGTGAATAATGGACGATTTTGAATCTGTAATAGAACAGTTAAAACAAGAACTGGGTGAGGATAAGATCACAACAGCGAACAGATTACAGAGACCCCAATCCGCATTGGATAGACAGGCTTTTGAAGATTTTATGGAACGTAATCCACGAGCTGATGGTGGACGGATCGGGTTTAAAGATGGACCCAGAAAAATTTATAAAGTTGCAAGACCTATAACTACAATAGATAGAAAACAAAATCCTAACATACCAGAAGATGCAAAATTTAAAATGCAAGTTCCAGGAGGGAAATTTAGAGGTAAAGGTTCTTCTACTGAAATGATTTACGATACAAGCAAAGCAAAATTAAACCAACGTCTTAAAGAAATAGAAAGCGATGTGTATGTAAAACCAAGTAAACCAAAAGAACCTATTCCTGATGATAGATTTTTAGTTAAAAAAAGTTCAGGAAAAATAAAAGAAAATATTAATAAAGTTGTATACGAAGAAGTTTTAGGAAAAAAAAATCAACCTGATACTTTTAAACCAACCGGAAAAACAGTAACTAAATATAAACCGTTCATAGGACCAGATAAAGTTACTATTGAAGGTAAAGGTGCTGATACATTAAAAGAAGCTGAAAAATTTGTTGCAGATTATTTTAAAAAAAATCCTAAAAAAATAAGAGTTAGAGATCCGCAAAAAGATTATGCATCAAAAGATGTAAGAAAAAAAGCTTTGAAAGAAACTGATACCACTAAAGCAGCAGGAACAAAAAAATTTCAATATCACCACATAAGACAGATTGCAGGTGGTGTACCATTAACAACAGACGATGTTATGATTATTAATCAAAGAATAAACTCTGCGTTAGGAACTAAATATAATCAACCTTTAAATGCAATATCAGAAGCCATTCGAAAAAATAATAGGTTAGCTCTAGAAGCTATGGATGCTAAACAAGAAGGACTTGCATTAGATTACATGAAACGTGTTGATGAGCTTAATGAAAGTGCAGAAAAAATTGTAAATAGTGCAATTGATAAGTTACCAAAAAAATACAAAGGTTATGTTGGATTTAATCAATTTACTCTGCCAAGAAATGAATATGGTCTGCCAATAAGCAATGAACCAATGATAATTAGAAAAGTTGGTGGCATGCCGGTGTCAAAAGATGCAGTAGATTTAACAACTTTAAATTTAAAACAAGAAAAAGAATTTAGAAAAATAGTTAGAGCTCAAGCAGAAACCGGTAAGACAGGACAGATAAAAGGTCTTGCTGCTTTTATAAAAAGAAATTTTCCAGATGGTGAAATAGTTTGTAATTTATCAAAAGGAATAAATTGTAATAATCCACAAGCATATGAAAAATCCATAAATCAATTAACTCAAAAAGCAAAACAAGGAGATGAGGCCGCAAGAGCTACGCTTACAAATTTTACTAACAAGGCTGCTACCGCAGGTAGATTTGTAAAAAATGCTTTAGGTCCGTTAGCAATCGCAAGTGAACTTGCAATAGAAGGTGGTATTGCATTAAATAAAACCTTACAGACAGGTGTGCCACTTAAAACAGCATTTGCTGATTCTATTTTTAATCTTG